GCGCGGGGGAATAAATCGCTGCCAGACGCGCCGCAGCTCGTCCCACAGCCACAGGAGTCTGTCGACTGCCGATATCAGCAGACACAAGGTACTCACCGCAGCCCAGATCATCCGGGTGCCAAGTTCTTCCGTCAGCGTCGAGTGTTCCGGTGTCGACAGACGCGGCCCAGCGGTTGAGTCGTCCCGTTCCATCGTTAACCCAAACTGTCAGGATCGTCGTCGTCGGTTGGAACGTCTCCCGGCAATACAAGTCGATCACGGCCTGCGCTTGGTCGATCGCGTCCTGGATCTCCGTGTCCGTGCCCGACGCACCCGCACTTTTTGCCTGGTCGATCGTGCAGTAGCTCATCGCCTGGCCCCCTGTACTGCTTCGGTGGGATGGGGGCCTGGTCACTAGCCCCCATCCCACAGCAACGGCACCGACTCGTCACGTAGCCGACAGCTTGATGAACGCTGGCGGAGCGTACACGGCGAGCTGGGACCGAGTCTCGGCGAGCAGCACGAGAATGTTCTTGACGAAGTTGTCGACGTGGGAGTCCGACATCAGGATCCGCACGCCCGGCTTGCGCCAAAGCGTCGCACCTTCCCTGAACGCACCCACCAGGCCGACACCCGCTGAGATCGCGGTGGTCGGCACGACCGGCAGGCCCCAGACCCGAGGCGCCACAAGGGATGAGGGATCCTTGGTGAAGAGGAACGTGCCCGTGGTCTGGTCCTGCGTCAGCTCGACGCCCTCCCAGTCGACCGGGTGAAGCACCACACCGGACGGGTTGTATCCCGTGACCTGCGCCTTGGTGATCGCCTTGCGAATGGCGATGAGCATCCCTGCCGTGGTGAGCTGAGTCTGGATGCCCGCCGTGTTGAGGATACCACGCATGTTCGGTGCAGCGCCGTCGCCTGTGAGCGTCTGCTGATCGATCCGCTTCTCGACCGCGTAGGCCAAGCGACCCTGGATGTACCCAGTGAGCTGCGCGTTGTCCTCGGCGGACTGGCGAGTCAGCGGAATCCACACCGCGATGGTGGCCAGCGAGGCGCTCGCCACGACGAACGACATTGCGGCCTCGGGCTTGGCCAGACCCTCCGTCACCTCAGCGGCGGGCGGAGCGGCCGAGTTGTCGATGACCCATTCCACCGTCATCGCCGTGGCGATCTGCTGGTCGAACAGGTCCGCCACCCGGAGCACCTGGTCCGGTGCGTGGAAGATACCCGGCTGGCGCTGCTTCTCGCTCGGGAACGTGGTCGTGGTGACCAGCGTGCGCAGATCGGTGGCGTTGGGGAGCCGAAGCACCTCGGCCGACCCGGTCATGCCACGCTCGCGGTACTGTTCAGCGCCGCGTGCTAGCTGGGCCCGCCAGTCGCGCGGTACCACCGGCTCCTCACCGGGGGCGTCCTCCGGGGGTGGCGCCTGCCCACGGCGGCCCGGCCCAGGGTCCGGCGTGCCGGTCCCCGGACGCCAACGCTCGGTGACCACGACGTTGGCCAGTCGCTGCCGACGCGCGTTGGTCGCTTCGGTGACGGTGTTGCGGCGCTCGATCTCGGCCGCGATCTGGTCGGCACGCTCGGCGTGCTCGTCGGAGGCATCTTCCCCGCCCAACGCCTCGAGCACTTCATCGCGGGCGGTGCGCAGTTCGGCATCGGTGAACTGGGCGTAGTCGATCTGGGTTGGTGCGGTACGCCATCCGGTGGCGCCAAATGCCCGCATCCGAGCAAGTCGGATTTCGGCGTCAGTTGGCCGGATGGGGAGCGTGCTCGTAAACACGGTCGTCCCTTCGGTTAGCGGGGGAGCATGATGCTCGTCCGCAAGCGGAGCCGCGAGGCGGCAAGACGCCGACCGGTGGCAGCGACCGATCGTGCTGATGTGAACTCCGAACCAGGCACGGCAGCCATGCGCGCCGTGATCTGGCTTACTTCAACGAGCCTGACGGCGATAATCCGGTTCGGGTTATCCTCGTCGAAGATCGCCTGGCGGAAGCCGACCGACAGCTCGGGGGCAGACCCGGTGCTTCCCTTAGTCCGGGCATCGCGCCCGTCCCGTGTTTGGTCCCACCATCCCTGAATGCGCAGGCCCTCGGCGAGATCATGAGCCCGAAACACTCCGACCGGGACGGTGGGATCGTGCATCCAACACAGCGCGTACGGCTCGCCGTCCAACCCGCCTGCCGACCAGCAGCCAGGAGCGAATTCGGTGCCGTAGGCGTCGATTACGTTGTGACGACAGGCCCAGCCCTCAAAGTGGGGGGCGTCTCCCGTATCGCCTTCTCGGACCTCTAGGTCGCTGAGCGCGATGTAACGGTAGTCGTCAGATACGATTTCCATTCGGGTCTCTACCATTCCAAATATAGACGCGTCCCTCGCGGGTGCGCGTCTTGGTAGAGCCCGGGACAAAGTCAGTAACCATGGTGGTCTCGGCTGTGCGGAGGTAGGTCCAGGTGCCGTACACGCCGATCCTCAGGTCGAGCTGGCGCGGCAGCGTGCCGATGTGCTCGCCTGTCTGTCCGTCGAGCGGTCCATCCTTCAGCATAATCGGCGAACCAGTCCGGCCCGCTTCGATCGGATGAGTCGGCATGACTAGTAGTTTGGTCACGTGGCAGATCCTATCGATGTAGGTATGACGTGCCCGTTACCGTTGCGAATAGGCGGGGTCTGGGCCCTGCTCCGGTATGGCGTTAATGTGAGCTGTCCCAGCCCCCCAGGCAGGGGATCCTGTCCGATCTCTGCCCTAGCTTCGTCAATCGTGAGCACGTCGGCGGTAACCAGGCTGACAGTCCTGGTTACTCTCTGATCTGCCGACTCTTGCAGAGCCTCCACATCATCGACGTTGAACTGCGCGGTCTGTCGCACGTCGGGCACGGTCTGTAGGTCGATCTCCGAAGCCACGGTTTGGAGCTTCGGTACGATCGTGTCCGACCACAGGGTCGAGCGCGCAGCGTCTCGGTTCTCATAGGTGGTGCCGCCCATCAGGTAATCACGCGGCACACCGAACGCGAGCATGACCTCCTCGGCCGATTTGACTCGGGTTTCGAGATAGGATACTTCTTCGCTCGTGAACGAGATTCGGTCGTAGCGAGCCGGAATCGGCCCGCTCAAGATCAGATGCCGCCCTGCATTCTCGGGACTCTCATGCCGAGCCTGTAGGTCAGCCTTGACTTGCTTGTGGGTGTTCTCATCGACGTCACCCAGGTAGACAACTCCACCCGGGGTTCCTCCGCGCTGCAGAGTCGCGGACTGATAACGACGAGCATAGTCATCCAGGTCCAGAGCGAACTGAGCGGCGCGCAGCGGCGGCAAGCAGGCCCAGACGTCGTCGGGATCGGGGTACCGCAGCCAAAGCATCTCTTCGGGAAGGAGGTATCCGCTCTTGCCGGTTGAGCCATAGACTCGATATCCGACCAGGACATTAATGTTCTCCGGCCCTACGTTGTCGATGAGCGGCTCGATCGCCCAGCTCGAATCGAGGACATGCAGAGACTGGACGGGTCCAGTTCCGGACTCGCCCCGGTCCATGAATATGAATGTCTGACCGGCCGTTTCGAGGCGCAGCCAGCTGATCTCGCGGAGTACGCGGGCGGACATATAGGTGTTGGGAGCGTGGTTCCACAGATCCGCTACCTCGTCGGGGATCGCCTCGCCCTGATCATTCAGGATCTCAAGCGGACAGGTAGCGGCGTTGGTCGCGATCGCGACGATGCATCGGTACGCCACAGCTGAGTTTCTCCAGCCTGTGGCGCCCTCCGCCAACCACTGATAGAGCCCGTCCGGGCCCATTGTCACCCGAAGCTCACCGCTCGGGGTGCTTCTCCCAGCGCCAAATGGCATGGATCGACGCGCCCAGCTACGCCGAGCTTGGTCTGCCAGCAAGCTCGTCGCGCCCTTGAGCGCGCCGACCCAGCCTCCCCCGGGCTCAATCGGGGAGCTTCTGCTACGCGACATCCGCCATCCCGCGCCTCCGGAAGAATAGGTGGGATACCGCCCAGACCAGCGCGTCGAGTCTATCGGGGGATAAGCGGTCTTCGGGAGTCCACGTGGTCATCTGATCCTCCAACGCGTGGTGTATTCCCACGTGGTGGATCAGGCCCTGTTCATACATGGCGCTGACCGGCTCAGCTCGAAGCCGCTTGCCTCGACTCGCTGTTAAGGGCTTGTACCTCACTCCTCGCGGCAGACGCTCGGATTCTAGTGTCGTGCGGACCATCTCGCCGCCGTTGTTCGTCTCGGCGACGATGTAGCTGGCGCGCCAGGCCTTAGCTGCCTGGATCGCGACTTGAGCCCATGCGTGGGGCGTGTAGTGACCGGACATGTCGGCCAGGATGAAGCCTTCTTCATCCAGCCGACCAGCGACTATAATGCCAGTTTCGTCGCCACCATAGGTCACTGCTGGGTCGATTGCAACCACGATCTCCATCTGGGGGAAGAACGGCTCGACTTGGGTTAGGTCGGCCCGGTGCTCCTCCAGGAGATCGTTCGTCCACAGCGCGCCCTCGATGTCTTCGAGGAGCTCGCCGTCCAGCTCCTGTCTCCCGAGTCGTGTTCCCTCGTACTTCTTGAGAACCGTGTCACGGAAGACAGGAGCCAGATTGTGGAGATTATCCATGGTCCGACCCCCGGTGACGACGGTGGTCGGATGGTACCTCAGCTCACGAATCTCCAAACGTGGGCGTGGGGTAGTCGTGATCACGCAACGCGGGTCCGTCCCGAGACGCAACCCGAGGCGGTAGTTGGTGATCACGTCTTCAAGATGATTAAACGTCGCCATCTCGTCGATCCATGCCGCGTGATGCTGCGGACCGCGCAACTGGTCCGGCTCGTCAGACGAGTAGCAGTAGGCGACTGCGCCGTTCTTGAAGTGAACGGCACGCTTGCTGGGATGGTGAGTCGGGCGCTCCCAGGAGGGGAATACCGATAGGATGCCCGACTCACCATGGATCATGACATCTCGCACGTCAGCCGCCGTGCGACCGATCAGTGCGATGCGACCCGACCGACCCAGTTGGCTCACTCGTTCGCGAATGAACTCTGCGCCGGTACGGGTCTTGCCCCACCCGCGACCCGCCATGATCAGCCATTCCAACCATGGAAGAGTGACTGTGACCGGTGAAGCCTGACGCGGATCTCTCACCGTTCGGGGGACGTCGGGTGGGGCAAGCTGGGAGTAACGCGCATGCGGCACAACGTAGCTGTCGTGCGGCCTGCCGTCACAGAATGGTTTGTCGCAACGCCAAGTCGTTCGGCGTCGCTCGATCTCGGTCGCCAACCGATCGCGCAGGTACTGCTTACGCTCGGGATCCCAGGTGCGCCATTCTCCGCCGCCAGGGCCGTAGCCCTCGCGCCAGTCATCGGCGCTACTAGTCATCGGCGTCTACGGTCTCCGCGTCGATCACTTGGGCTTGAGCGCCCATGGTCGTCATCAGCGCCTCGATCTCCTGATCGAGCGCACCGGAGTACTTGACTTCCAGCTCGGTCGGCGTGTTGAGTCCGAGGAGCGCGGCGCGTGCCTTCGAGATGTTCGTCCAGGCAGCCTCGGCCGCCAGCTTCTCGGCGATCGTGGTAGCGCCCGATTCGATGATTAGCTCGTTGAACCGCTGCATCCGGTCGTAGCGTGCGACTTCCAGCAGCCGAGCCTGTTCGCGAGTCTCCTTGGGGATACCGGCCTGAATCGCCTTGCGAATCCGCTTGCGGACGGTCACGACCGTGACGCCCTGGACGTCGGCGATGTCCTGATAGCTCCAATGATTGAGCCGAAGCTGGAGAGCCTCGCGCTCTTTGGCGACCTGGTCCATTAGCTCCAGTTCGCGACTCGGATAGTCGGACACAGCACCCATTCTACCAGACGGTTTGGCGCGCGCACAAGCCCCCCATTAACAGCTACCACGTGCCAGTCCGTCGCGCGGAAGACAGAAAAGTGAGCCCCCAACCATTAGCTGGGGGCCCACTCCGGGAGATTTCCGTCTGTCGGACCGGCCGCCACCTACGTCTAGGCGCAGGCCACCGGGCCAACCAGGTCCTCTCCCTACCCTCCGATCCTCCACTGAACACGGCCGTCGCCGTAACCTCGCCGGAGGGTGCCTGTTTCGAGGACCACTGCCCTCGTGCCGTCGGTCGCTACGAACGCGTAGGCGACCGGCTCGGCCGGATCAATCCCGACCACAACGACCCAGTCGGGTCCCTTGTCCAGTTCGGCCACCTGCGTTGCCTGCGACCAGTAGCTGTCGACCTCAGCCGAACCATCGGAATCGAGAGAGTGGATTACTGAGCACGTACGGTCGGACTCGGGCTGCGTCATTTAGGCTCTCCTCGATTGCGTGTCGCGCGACCCAGTAGTCGACGCGATCCTGGAGTGTCCGCCTAGGCAGCGACTCCAGCCATTCCCACTGCCGAAGCGGGATCCCCTCAGTCGATCCACTCATGCCCGCACGTCTTCGCGAACTCCAGGAGATCGTGCGCGTCGCGCCGCGACCAGAACGAGCCCCAGATCACGGCTCGCTGGTTGCGGTACCCGCGCAGGTCCCGCATGTCGTGCACGTACCGGACTTGCGTCGGGGACAGTCCGGTGTACAGAGTGCGCCAGCGTTCGGCCTCGTTGAAGCTACCCGCGAAGATGAACACCCTGCGCCCGTCGTAAGCGGCGACACCTCGTGGCTC